GTCGCCTCAAGAACAAGCCATCCGCTTTCTGGTATATCCTCAGCTTCCTCGATAATTGTCAGATCGATCTTTGCCAGCGACTTGATCGACTGCTCATTCCGGCGCAGGCCCCGGAAGATAAACTCTGTCCCGTTTGCGCCCCTGATATAATCCACCCCAACATCGTAATGTGCGGCGAGGAACGGCGTGGCTTCGATTGCTGATTTCAGTTCAGCGTGAAAACTTTCCTTGATGCTGGCCTGAAATTCCCGAACGCAAAGAATGCGCATCCGATCCGCATATCCCCAGACTGCAGACATCAACGCCGCGCTGTATGATTTGGCTGAGCCTCGCCCACCGTAGATTGCGCGATAGCTGACAGACCCGCGCGGGGCGGCAAATACCGGCACCATCTTGGGGGGCAGTTTAATCGTTGCTGTCGTTGTCATCTGGCTTTGCGGCCTCGATCACAATGCGTATTGGATTGTCGTCACTGGTCAGGTTCACGTCAGCCGTTTCGCGCCACCGGGCGCGTGTCTTGAGCCAGAATGTCATGGACGCCGTGTCGCCGCCTTTCGCTTTGTTGAACAGCGCGCCGCCGATTGTGGCGTTTGCTTTCGCCATAGATAGGTCCAACTCGTCGCGGTAATGCTTGCGCAAGGTCTTTTTGTCGATGCCTATCACGCGGGCAATCATGTCCTGGGTCGTGCCGACCGTCGCGTGAAGCTGCACGAGTTTGCGCTGCGCATCGCTTGGCGCGTGCTGTTTGCGACCACAGGGTTTTTTAGGCATTCCATCCATGCGTTAAATATAGCGCGGGTAATTATTGTTGACAAGGTGCTTGACAGGGTAGGTAATTGGTGGCAATAAGGGTGTAGAGAGACACACCGGCAAGGAGCCAAGACCATGACAAACCGCCAGATCATCAACACCTTCGCAGAAACACTCACCGACGCGTGCCACCCAAACCAGCCAGCGCTGAAAGCCGCATGCAAGGAAGCAGACACGAAATTTGGGCGCTTTCCCGGCGAAACCCTTTACGACGTGCGCCGGATGGCAGTCAACGAACAGTTCGCTTAATCACGCTCGGCCTGCAACGCCGCAAAGGTCTGGCCCGTCGCCTCAAGGGTGGCGATCTGGCCGGTGAAGTTCTGCCAGCGTTGGATTATCACATCGCAATAGTGTGGCTCAAACTCCATCATGTAGCATGTCTTACCTTGGCTTTCAGATGCGATCAGGGTTGAACCAGACCCACCAAACAAATCCAAGACTGTCTTAACGTCCTTATAGTAATCAAACACCCACTCAACCAACGCGACGGGCTTTTGTGTTGGGTGAACACGCTTCTGTCCGTGCTCACTTGCCTTCATTAACCCCTTCCAAAGGTGGCGAAAAATCCTAACGCTGGCCCATTTAGACTTAACCCAAGCCAACTCGCAGTCAGAATTTACGTCCTTCTGTTTTTCTTCAACGCGCTTGTCCCAAACCAACCAGTTGGCCGTTTCTGGAACCGCGTGCGCATAATGGTTTGCGCCCCACCAAACTTGTCTTGGTATTTTTATGGCGGCACATAACGCAAAAGCATCCCTTGCCGCGTCGGCAGTTTCATCGTTGAATTCGTGCAAATTTGAATTTGATTTTGCGATTGAATTGGTTTCGCGGCTTGTTCTCACGCTTGCCTTTTCACCTATACCATAAGGAGGGTCCGTGTGGACAAGGTCAATCCTCGCGCCATCCATCAGCCGCTCCACCGCGTCAATGCTGGTCGAGTCACCGCACATCAAGCGGTGACGCCCCAGCAGCCACACGTCGCCCAGAACCGTCACGGGCACGGCAGGCACGTCCGGCACATCGTCGGGATCGGTCAGGCCCTCAGTCGCGTCCAGTGTCAGCGCGGCTATCTCACCCAAGTCAAACCCGGTCAACGTCAGATCAAAGTCCATTTCGCCCAGGCCCTGCAACTCGATCTTGAGCAGATCGTTGTCCCATCCGGCATCCAGTGCCATCCGGTTATCTGCCAACACATAGGCGCGGCGCTGCGCCTCGGTCAGGTGCGCCGCGTCAATCGTCGGCAGCGTATCAAGCCCCAGCTTCTGTGCCGCCATGACGCGCCCATGGCCCGCGACAATGCCGCTCTGCCCGTCCGTAATGATCGGGTTGAGAAACCCGAATTCCCGGATCGAAGCCGCGATTTTGTCAACCTGTGCTGGGCTGTGGGTTCTTGCGTTGCGCGCATACGGTATCAGCGATGCGGTCGGAACCGTCTTATATTGGGGAAATTTCGGTGCAGGCATCACAGATTGGTCTCCTTTTTGCGACGCGTCGTAGTTTTCACGCCCTTGGCCGCGAATGCTACCATGCAGTTAGTAACGCGCTTGTCAGGGTCGATGCCAGCCATGCTGATTACGTCCCTACCGTTCCGCGAGTTTGCCCACAATGCCATGTTTTTTAGCGCCCGACCTTTGTGTTCCTTGGGTTCTCTTGCTGCATGGCGAATTGCATCATCGATCGCGGTTATCACTACGGCGGACCACATGGCCCTCGTGCGTGTGGCCTGTTCTGCATTATCAGTCATCACCAACCCCCCATCAGAACGGCCTGCACACGCTCCATGTCCGGCTCAGGCTCTAGCAGCAGCCGGGCAGCCTCAGACAGCGCGTCACGCTGCTCTGCGACATCAGACAGCGCGTCCCGCTCCGCTTCAAGCGCCGCATGATAGTCAGGATCAATTGCTTCGTCCTGACAGCGGCGCAACTCGTCCATTTCATCCCATACCCAATCCAGCGTGGGCCAGCGTTCCCGATGCGCGTCTGTGTCGTCGTGGCTCAATCGGGCGATAGCTCCGAGATTGTCAAATCCGTTGCGGGGCATCTGCATGTCACGTCTCCTGGTTGCGTTTGGTTAGTATTGCCGCCTATTGCCACCATATGCAAGCGGTTTGTGCTTGGTGGCACCTGTCAAACCAAGGTGGCACCTGCCAAACCAAGGTGCCACAAGAAAAAACCTTTTGATACCAATGGATTAGCGCGATTTAGTGCCACCTTGTGGCACCTGAAGGCACTTTCTACTTAGGGCTACCATAGAAAAATGCATCTATTACCATTCCATAAATTATAGTAATTGTAGACTACCTTATTCTTTTTTCTGTCTAGAACTCTATAAGTAAGTACCACAAGGTGCCACAATGCCTTTAGATGTTACAAATCAAAGACTTACCCGAAGCCACCTGTTTTTGATAGGTGCCACCTAGTGCCACTAAACCAAAGAAAAAGCCCCGCCACAATTTAACGGGGCGGGGCATTAATTTAACGGTAATTTAACGACGCGGCGTCATGGGCATCACGTTCCCACCGCTTGAAGGGGAAACATAAGGCTCTGCACCGCGCCCCCTGTCCCATTGCTTTGTGCCTGATACGCGCCTGACAGGACGCCAGCCCGCCGCTTGAAGGTAGCGGGCCACCCGCATCGACAGCGACTTGTTGCCAGGCGCATCTACAAAGAGCCTTGCGGCCACGCCTCCCGCCGTGACGGGGCCTTCTTGTTCGCGCAGCCATTCCACGACACGGGTTTCATCAATATCCACCGACCGGGCCGCTGCCTGTTGCGCCGACAGGGTTGCCGACTCACCCTCATCGAACCACCACGACGTGCCGCTGCGATACATGTGCAGCGCCTCAGCCCATAGATGCCCCCGGTCTCGCGCAAGTCCTTCCACGTCCACAAGCGCGCCGTCGATCATCTGGAGGGGCCAGAAACGCCGGTTGCCCGTCTCATCCGACAGGTATTCATTGCCGTTGACGGTCCCTGCAAAGACGGTCTGACGCGGGTAGGTCTGCGTGACGTGTCCGTAAGACTTGCGGTAGCTGTCACTGGTGGTGGACAGGAAGTTCTTGACGTGTTCAATGTCCTTGCCGCGCATGGCCGACAACTCGCCTATCTCTGCCATCCACTTGCCGCGCAGCCATTCCTTGGCGTCTTTCTGGGTCATGTCAGGCATATCGTTGCCATACCATTGATCACCGACCAGCGCGGCCAGGCCGCTTGATTTCTTCTGCCCCTGACTGCCTGCGATGACCGGCATGGTGTCCACCTTGCATCCAGGCTGCATCACGCGGGCCACGGCACCGATCAGGAATTTCTCACCGACCGACCGCAGGTATTGGGGGTCTTCTGACGCGCACGGAAAGTATGTGGTAAAAAGCAAAGCTGCGCGTGGCGTCCCGTCCCATTGCAGGCTTTCCAGATATTCCCTGACAGGGTGAAACGTGTTGCCCGCCGCCGCAGCTTGGACGCCGTGCCGGACTGTCTC